TGGAGTTCCTTATGGTGCTAATTTAAGTATCTACACCGGTGGAGATTTTAAGGCAAAATTTAATGTGTTTAACACATCAAGTTCTGCATTTAATTTGACAGGATATTCTGGTTCTGCTCAAATGAGAAAGAGCACTTCGATAGGTTCTACAACAATTGCTGCTGCGACATTTACAGTCGGGATCACTAGTGCTCTAGGTGGTGTTATGGAAGTTTCCATGGGATCTACCGAAACAAGAAACCTAGCAGAGGGTAGATATATGTATGATGTACTTGTGAGTTCTGGAGCAACTTACTACAACATCGTTAATGGAAATGTATATGTATATCAGGGTATTTCCTCTGCTCCATAAATACTTAAAAAGTAGTGAATAGATGGCACAACCTGCAAGTAGGACAGACCTCATAAACTATTGTAAAAGACAGTTGGGTGCTCCTGTCTTAGAGATCAACATCGCTGATGAGCAGGTGGATGATCTGGTTGATGATGCTTTGCAATATTTTCACGAAAGACATTTTGACGGCGTAGAACAGACATATTTAAAATATAAAATTACCCAAGCAGATATTGATAGAGGACGTGGTAGAGGTGGTGATAATCCGGTCGGTATTGTAACCACTAGTGCTGAGGCAACTATTGCTGGAACTGCCACTACTTTTTCATATGAGGAAAACAGCAATTATCTTCAAGTTCCTCCAGCTGTAATAGGCATCAACAAAATTTTTAGATTTGACGGATCTAACACTGTAACTAATAACATGTTCAGTGTTAAATATCAACTCTTCTTGAACGACATTTACACGTTCAGTTCAATGGAGATTTTGACGTATGCAATGACGAAGAGATATCTAGAAGATATTGATTTTCTTCTTACTACGGAAAAACAAATAAGATTTAATCAAAGACAAGATAGATTGTATCTTGATCTTGATTGGGGAAGTGTGAAAGTTGATGATTACATAATCATTGATTGCAATCGTTTACTTGATCCAAATGACTTTGGTAGAGTTTATAATGACTCATTTTTAAAACGATATTTGACTGCCTTGATGAAGAGACAATGGGGTCAAAATCTAATAAAATTCCAAGGTGTTAAATTACCTGGTGGAATTGAACTTAATGGTCGTCAAATTTACGACGATGCAGAGAAAGATCTTGAAATAATTAGGGAGCAGATGTCAAATACTTACGAACTTCCTCCTCTTGACATGATAGGTTGATATCATGGTATTAAATCCTTTTTTCACTCAAGGCACATCATCTGAGCAAAATCTTGTTCAGGATTTGATAAACGAACAACTGAGAACTTATGGTGTAGAAATTTTCTATATTCCTAGGAAATTTGTCACGGAAAAATCTGTGATTAGGGAAGTGGTCCAGTCTAAATTTGACATGGCACTTCCATTAGAGGCGTATATCGATAATTATGATCAATATTCTGGAGCAGGAAATCTTCTTTCAAAATTTGGAATCGAATCCAGAGATGAGGTAAGACTTGTTATATCAAGAGAAAGATATGAAAATTATATTACACCTTTAATTGAGGATCAATCAAACGTAAAACTGTCTACAAGACCAAAAAGTGGTGACTTAATTTGGTTCCCTCTTGATGACAGAATTTATGAAATTAAAGATATTGAATATGCAAAACCATATTATCAATTACAAGACCTCTACACTTATGAATTAACTTGCGAACTCTTCCGTTATGAAGATGAAGTTCTTGCAACTGGTATAGATGAAATTGACAATAATTTAGTTGGTGATGATTCAGATGGCACAACTGAGGATGGTATCAGTACAATTCAAGGTGTAACTCATACACTTACTTTAGTTGGCACTGGGGTAACTGCTACCGCTGTCACAGGAATCATCACATCTGGTGGTATTAGATTTATTAACGTCACTAACAGAGGAGGGGGATACGGCGAAATTCCAACGGTTGCTATATCTTCCGCTCCATCGACAGGAATAACTGGTATTGCAACCGCTACAATGATTGGTGGTATCAATGTCTGCAATCTCAATGCTAATCCAAAATTACAATCTGTTCAGTCTGTTCCTATTACAAATCCAGGAGCAGGATATACTGTTGCACCTAAGATTAAATTCTATGGTGGTAAGGGAGGCACAGGAGCTGCTGCAACATCAGGAATTGCAGATGGCGTACTTGGAATCGTTACCGTAAGTTCTGGAGGCAGTGGATATACAACAGCACCATCAATTACACTTTCAAACGAAATCTTCCTGTCTGGTGTTTCAACTGCATCTGCAGAATTGGTCCCCGTACTAAATGCTGCTGGAACTGTAACAGAAATTAGAATCACGAACGCTGGTTTAGGATACAGTGTGGCACCAACAATCACTGTTGGTTCTCCTGATATGGATTCAACTGGTGATTTTATATTTAATGAGGTCGTTACTGGACAAACGAGTGGAACAACCGCAAGAGTAAGAACTTGGAATTCGTCAACTAATGTACTTGAGGTTGCTAGTGTAAGTGGCACATTTACTATTGGTGAGGATGTTGTTGGTGCTACTTCAGGTGCATCGCATGTATTAAGGGTGGTTGATACCGAACCCGATAACGATCCATTTGCGGATAATTTTGAGATAGAAACTCAGGCAGATAGCATTTTAGACTTCTCTGAACAGAATCCGTTCGGTATTCCCTAAATAAAGTTAGTCAGACTACTTAATGTCTTAAGGTCATAACATGTTTGGATACTTTTATAACGAAATTTTGAGGAGGACTATCATATCCTTTGGAACCCTCTTCAATAATGTAACGATTCAGCAGGAAAATTCTGTTGTAAAAGTTCCTCTAGCATATGGACCCACTCAAAAGTTTCTTGCGAGAATTGAACAGTCTCCAGATTTAAACAAACCAACGGCAATCACTTTACCAAGAATGTCGTTTGAGTTTACTGGGTTAACTTACGATCCTTCCAGAAAGGTAACCACCACTCAGCAATTTACTGTAAAAGATCCAGATGATGGCACTGAGACTAAAAAAGCATTCATGCCTGTGCCATACAATATGCAATTTGAACTGTCTGTAATGACAAAGTTAAATGATGATGCATTACAAATTGTTGAACAGATTTTACCATATTTTCAACCAGCATATAATCTTACAGTAGAACTTGTTTCAACCGTTCAAGAAAAAAGAGATATTCCAGTGGTGCTTGAAAATATCACCATGGAAGATGATTATGAGGGGGACTTCACTAAAAGAAGAGTTCTTCTTTATACATTAAGATTTACTGCAAAGACATACCTGTTTGGTCCTGTATCCTCTGCAACGAAGGATATCATCAAAAAAGCAACTGTCAATTATCTTACAGGCACAGACACTTCAAATACAACAAGAGTGCTCACATACTCTGTTGAACCAAGAGCAGTCAAAAATTATACCGGTGATGCAATCACTAATCTTGCTGATGATGTTACTAAGACTGCAAAAACAATTAGTGTTGATAGTGCAAGCGGTTTGACTGCAAAAACTTATGTTGACCTTAACGGAGAGAACATCTACATCAAATCAATTGATGGTACTAAACTTTCCGTTTTAAGAGGTCAATATGGAACATCAGCAGTTACCCACCTCAAAGGTGATGGGGTATTTGTAATCGACTCCTCTGATAATGCACTGATTGAAGAAGGCGACGACTTTGGATTTAGTGGTACAATCTCATGAGTTTTAACGAATTAAACGACACCTTTAATGTTGATGGTGAGGTAGTTCCATCAACAGATAGAAAATTAAAGAAGATTACATCTCAAGTCGATGACATTAAGAAAGACTATGATTACACTAGAGGTAATTTATATTCCATAATTGAAAAAGGTCAAGAGGCAATAAACGGCATTCTTGAACTTGCACAAGAATCAGATCAACCACGAGCATATGAAGTCGCTGGACAGTTAATTAAGAGTGTCTCAGATGCAACTGATAAACTCATGGATCTTCAAAAGAAACTAAAGGATGTTGAAGAGGATAAACAAGTTCGTGGACCATCAACTGTTAATAATGCATTGTTTGTTGGATCGACAGCAGAACTTGCAAAGATGTTGAAGGACGGACTTAAAGATCAACCTAAATAAAAAAGGGAGAGAAATCCCAAAGTATTTAAGTTACTAATAAAATGTCGAGCAAGGATTTACCTTCGATTGATGATTTTGCTGAAGATTCAAGTAATCTTCCATCAATTGACGAATTTATTACAGAGGAAGTAGAAGAGGAGTTGCCCTCTGTAGAAGATTTTATTGAGAAAGAGCAAGAAATAATTACAGAACAAACTCAAACCATTGAAGATGCAAATGGAGAAACGTTTGCTGAAGTTCAAGACATAGTTCCTCCATGGCCAGAGTTGGTCAAAATGGTTAATGATATCAGGGCAGATATTCCTGATATTCCAGAGATAAAATATTACGACAAAGAACTTGAGC